TGAAAACAAATTAGTTCAAGAGGCTCTTATTCAAATGAAACAAGTTGAAGAAGCTATAGCCGAAAATGCAAAAGGAATACTTGCTTCTACAATGAAGAAAGAAATCAATCAATTAGTAAAGGAATCTCTTTCTGAACAAGATGAAGAAGATGAGGTTGAATTAGATACTGATATCGATATGTCAGTTGATAACGATGACGTAGAAATGGACATAGACATGGATGATATGGATTCTTCTGATGAAGATGATATGGAAATTAGCATGGATATGGACATGGATTTTGAAGACGAAGAAACTCCAATCGACTTAACTAACGCATCTGATGAAGAAATCTTAAAAGTATTCAAAGCGATGGGTGAAAATGATGGTATTATCGTAAAAAAAGACGGTGGTGATGTTCATTTAACTGATAGTGACGCTGATGTTGAATATCTTGTAAAACTTGGTGAATCTGAGGAAGACATGATGGAAGAAGATGACATGGAAGAACTTGACGAAGAAGATGACGACATAATGGAAGAGTATGATGACATGGAAGAACTTGACGAAGAAGACGAAGATGTTCAGAGTGTTATTGATGCTATTTTTAGTGGTGATATGTCAGACATTGGAGAAGAAATGGATGAAGAAGACATGGATGAAGTTGTTTACGAAATCGAAATGGACGAAGAAGACATGGACGACGAAGTTGTTTATGAAATCGAAATGGAAGACATGACTAATGAAACCTACAAACCTAAAGGTGTTGGAATTGGTAAAGGTCCTAAATTCTCTTACAAAGACAAAGCTGCAGGAGGATTTAAAGAAGACAAAAAACAAGGTCCAAAAACAATGGGTACCGGAAAAGCTAAATTCGAATATAAGAAAGGTGCGAACATGGAAGGTAAATCCAAAGTTGTTAAATCTGAAACTAAAGAAGGTAATTACACAACTAAAAAAGGAGACACTCTTAAAAGAAAGGCTTTCGAAAAAGAAGAAACTAAGGAAGCGGCAAGAACCTATGGAATGGGTTCTAAAGAAGGTAGAGGATTAAGAAAAGGTATTACACCTAACAGAAATTTTGCTTATGGTAAAAATGGTGTTAAAACTGAATCTACTCAAGAAGAAGTTAGTATGTTGAGACAAAAGAATGATGAGTATAGAAAAGCATTAAATGTTTTCAGAGAAAAACTTAATGAAGTTGCTATATTCAATTCAAACTTGGCTTACGCTACTAGATTGTTCACAGAACATTCAACAACTAAAAAAGAAAAAATAAATATCCTTAGAAGATTTGACGATGTTGAGACTTTAAAAGAATCTAAAAATCTTTATAAGTCAATCAAAGATGAGTTAGCTAAGGTAGAAACAAAATCAATAAACGAATCAGTAGGTACTAAATTAAATAAAACCGTATCTACAGGTTCATCAACTACTCTAATTGAAACTAAAACCTATGAGAATCCACAATTATTAAGAATGAAGGATTTGATTAGTAAGTTGGGGTAATAAAAAATAAATTTAAAACAAAACAATACTAAAATGGGAGCATTATTAGAATCAGGTCTTGTAGGTAACATTGGTTTAAAACACCTTAAAGTTATTAAAGAAGACACAATCAACAAATGGGATAAATTAGGATTCTTAGAGGGTCTTAAAGGTCACATGAGAGAAAACGTAGCACAATTATACGAAAACCAAGCATCATATTTAATTAATGAGGCATCATCTACATCTGATACAGGTGCATTTGAAACAGTGGTTTTCCCAATCGTTAGACGTGTATTCTCTAAATTATTAGCGAACGACATCGTTTCAGTACAGGCAATGAACTTACCAATCGGTAAATTGTTCTACTTTGTACCTAACATTCAGGCGTACACTGAAGATTCAACATCAACTAATGGTATCCACCGTAAACCTTTTGGAGCACCAGGATATGACAACGCTATTGATGGTCCTAACGGTCCAGGAAGTGGTTATGATTATAACAACACTAAAGACCTTTATGATAGATTTTATGAAGGTAACGAACCGGCATTAGACCCACCAGGTTTATTTGATTATTCTAAAGGACAGTTTTCTGCAATTACCGCACCAACTACTTCGGTTGTTACTGCACAGTGGAATAGTAATACAGGTAATTTGGAACCAGCGGCTTATAACAGTGTTACCGGAGGAACTGATGGTAATGGTAGTTATAGAAAAGTATTACTTATTATGTCAGGATTTTCACAAGTTGCTGGCGGAAAGTTAATTGGACCTGATGGTAACCCAATAGATACTGAGTCGTTTTTATCTGACTTAACTATCAAAGGTGCCGCAGGAAACACAACAACATCGGCAAACGTAAATAACCCTTATTTATTTAGAGTTGTAACTCAAAGATATGGTAAAGGAATTGTACAATACGGTAATAATAACGCTACTGCGTCATTCCCTTCTAGTTTAACAGACGGTGGTCAATATGATAACATATGTGACGTTAATGGTTTTATATATTTAGAAGTTGATTTACAAACACCTGTATGTATTACTTGTGGTGGTTCATTAGACGGTTACACAGGTTCAACATTTTCGTCTAATACAGTGGCAAATAACGCATTTGTTGCAACTTACAGACTTTACAAAAACTTAGAGTTTGAAGATAGAATTGGTGAGGTTTCTTTTGACCTTCAATCAGTAACTGTTTCTGTAACAGAAAGAAAATTAAGAGCTCAATGGTCTCCTGAAATGGCACAAGACGTTGCGGCTTTCCATAACATTGACGCTGAAGCTGAGTTAACTGCATTGTTATCTGAGCAAGTTGCGGCTGAAATCGACCGTGAAATCTTAAGAGATTTACGTAAAGGTGCGGCTTGGAACTTGAGATGGGATTACAATGGTTGGAAACGTCTTGGTTCAAGTGCAGTTCCTTATACTCAAAAAGATTGGAACCAAACTTTAATCACAGCTATCAACCAAATTTCAGCTCAAATCCACAAATCAACGTTGAGAGGTGGAGCTAACTGGATTGTTGTTTCTTCTGAAATCAGTGCTATTTTTGATGACTTGGAATATTTCCACGTATCAAACGCGGCTCCTGAACAAGACCAATATAACATGGGTATTGAAAGAGTTGGAACATTAGCAGGTCGTTACCAAGTATATAGAGACCCTTACTTCCCACCTAACCAAGTGTTAATGGGACACAAAGGAACATCTTTATTAGATACAGGTTACATCTACGCACCATACGTTCCATTACAATTAACTCCTACAATGTACAATCCGTTTAACTTTACACCAATCAAAGGTATCATGACTAGATACGCGAAGAAGATGGTCAACAACAGATTTTACGGAAGAATTACTGTTGATGGTGTTAGAACATTCGATTTAAGAGAATTGAGATAATCAAAATCTTAAAATTTTTAATAAAAAAGGGACTATATGTCCCTTTTTTTTATGTCTTTATTTTAATAATAGGTTTTTTGGTATAATTGTTGTATATTTATATTATATGAAAAAATTTATACCAACAGAAGAAGAACTAAAAAATATACTTAAAATGTATAATGAAGACCTTTTGGGGTCTCATACTATAGCAGAAAAAACAGGAATTAGTAAACCAACAATTTTAAAAGTATTAAAAGAAAATGGTGTTGTTATGGGACCATCCGGTAGAAGATTTCTTGGTGGTAAAAAAGCGTCAGATAAACGAACTTATTATAAACATAAAGAAAAAAAATTAGAATATCATAAAAAATGGTATTCAGAAAATAAAGAAAAATGGAATGAATACATTAAAGAATATAGAGAAAAGAATAGAGATAAGATTAGACAATTAAGACGTAATTACGAAAAAACTCGTAAAGCCAATGACCCCCTCTATAAATTAATCAGTAATTTTAGAACTGCGATATATCAGGTATTAAAAGAAAACCGGGTCGATAAGAATCAATCATATTTTGATGTGTTACAATATACTCCTGAACAATTAATCGTTCATTTGGAAAAACAATTTACCGAAGGAATAACATGGGAAAATTATGGTGAATGGCATGTTGACCATAAACTACCTATCTCGTCATTTAATATACAAAAAATGGGAGATAGTGAATTTATGAAATGTTGGTCATTAGAAAACCTACAACCAATGTGGGGTGAAGAAAATATTCGAAAATCAAATAAAATTTTTAACGATTAAAAAAAAATACATTATCTTTGTGGTCTAAATTATAATCATTATGAAAAAAATAATTTCAATTATCCTATCATTAATCATCACCACAATTTCATTTTCTCAAGTAATTACATTTGAGTTAGATGAGATACAATTATTCAAGTGTCCTTCAAACCTAAGTATTAACGAAGCGTCAAGATTAGATAAACTTGAGTATTTTGATTTGAATAAAATTAGAAAACATGTTTGGACAATTGATTTAAACCAAAATACATTCAAGGTTGGAAAGAAAATTATTACAATAATAAGTTCAGATACAAATTCAAACGAAAAATGTATTTACATTGAGTTTTTGGACCCCAAAGGTGAACTACATAAATTAGCAATTGGGACCGAAACAGGAACAAATAAAGATATTGTTATTGTAACAAAATTAGATAAAGACCCCAATTATAAAAAAGGTTATTTTGGATATCCAATCAATTTAAAAACAAAATTCTAAATTAAAAAAAAATTCTAAACTCTAAATTTATTATATATATGAAAAAGATAATTTCAATCGTCCTGTTTTTATTTGTAACGTCAGTTTCATTTTCTCAAGTAATTACATTTGAATTAGATAGTACTCAATGGTTTAAGGCTCCAATAGAAACATCATTTGGTAGTTTAGAAGACTTAAAATTAATTGAATATTTGGATATTAAATCCGTTAAAACAAAATGGGTGATTGATACTAAATCAAAAAAAGTTAGTATAAATGGTACTGATGCTACTTTAATTGAGTATAGACAAAATAACGAAGAAAAATGGATATACTTAAGTTATTTAACCAAAGGTGGAAAGATTTGGAAAGTTGCAATATATAAAGAGAAAGATACTTTATTTGACACTGTTTTAATAACAACACTTGAAAATATGGTATCTCAATTATGTTCTTTTGGTTATCCGACTAATCTTGTGATACCTTAACCATAAGTTCCAACTTGTCTTAGTCTGTCATCAATAACTTTGGCAATAAATTGTTTAAGTATTGGTTCTCTACCTATTTTAGGTAAATTTTCCTCAAATAGTTTTAAAAAGTCTTTTGTAACATAGAATCCACTATTTTCTCTATTTAAATTACTTAAGTTATAATCTTGTATAAATTTTTTACCATTCATGTTTAATTTTGCGGCAACCCATAATCCGGCGTTAACTGTATTTAAAAATTGTTGAAATAAAACATAATTCGGTGATTTAACTTTTAATAATTGTTCTTTAGATAAACCAGGTGAATTACCATATTGTTTTTGCATAAAATCTTGAATTTGTACGTAATTACCCGAAGGATACCATTTCATATATTCCGGTAATTTTTTAGGGGTTATGACTTTAAACTTATTCTTATTACCCTCTCCTGTCGGTTTTTGCGTTAAATAATTTTGTGATGTATTGTAATTTCTATCCAAATATTCATCACTAACTTGCTCATTAACAATTCTTTTAACGATATTAATTAAGTCATTTTCACTTAAACGTATTACTTTTTTCATTTTTGGTTTTTTATATAAATATCTTATTTATCTAAAATAACTCTATCATATATTTATAAATAGATTTTAGTTTATCAGTCCCCAGCCATAACGAGCTGTAGAGTATTCACGGACACGAAGGTATTGGTAACATAGTCATTAACTATTGTAAAATTTAAAGAAATGAATTACACAACAAAACAGGTGGGTAAACCGACTGCCCATATCACAAAGAAAAAGTCGCGTCTTAAAGTCTATAATGGTCATATCGTATTCCTTAACGATAAAGACAATTTCGAATTCGAAATTCATAATCCAACCCAAAAATCGGTTCTCTGTAAAATCAAATTGAATGGTGAATACATATCATCTAATGGTATTGTCGTTCGTCCGGGTCAAAGGGTGTTTTTGGAACGTTTCCTTGACTCAAATAATAAATTTGAGTTCAATACCTATGATGTTAAAAATACTTCCGAAAATCGGGAAGCAATTGAGTTAAATGGGGATGTTCAAGTTGAATTTTATGATGAACAAGTATTTTCATCATATGGGGGGTATTTAAACTTAAATGGTAATGTAACAACAACATTGGAAAATAGACCGGGTAATCCAAACTTAACAAATTCACCATATTATGGTGATATGACTTGGACAACTAGTTTATCATCGGTTTCGTATAATACTAATGCAAATTCAACATTAAATTTTGGTAATACTACTCCGACGGGACCAAATAAAAGGTCTATTGAAACCGGTAGAGTTGAGAAAGGAGGAAAATCCGAACAAACTTTTACAAACACATTTGAAAATTTTAATTATTTCACATCACATAAGGTTAAGTTCAAAATTTTACCTGTGAGTAATAAGAATGTTGAATCAAATGAAATTCGACAATATTGTACCGAGTGTGGTAAATCAGTTAAATTCAAATGGAAATTTTGTCCTTCTTGTGGTAATGAAATATAATAAATAAAAAAAGAGTCCCGTGAGACTCTTTTTTTTTATTTTAATCTTCTTAAAGATTTTGAAATAATTTCCGATTCGGTTAAAGAGAATATCCCATGTTTATACGCCATTTGAACGGCCCGTATTATCATAAACTTCGCCTGTTCATCTGTTAAGTTATCTATTAAGTTTTCAAGGTCTTCAGGTTTGTAAAGTGCAACCTCTTCAAAAAGGTATGCGATGGGTTGTTTTTCTTCTTCCATAATGTAATGTCAATATATTTATAGTAAGTATATGGAAAGAAATAGAATTAGTGAAGTTATTGATTCAGATAATGTTGTCAATGTAGGTTCCCCAGATGAAATTACTCATCAAATAACCGAACTATTAAAAGAAGATTTGGCGGTATGGTTTGGAACGAAGAAAAAACCAAAAGGTAGTAAACAACCAAAAGGCCCTTGGGTTAATATTTGTCGTAAGGTTGATGGTAAACATCCACCATGTGGTAGACCTGAAGCAAAAGATAAAGGATACCCTAAATGTCGTGCGGCTGGAGTTGCAGGTAAGATGACAGATTCCGAAAAGAAAAGTGC